CCCTGTTAACGTTTATAATAGAACTACCGCTTACACATCCCATGTCTGATGCATCAAACGCACTAGGCACATCACGAAAAAACTCAACTATTTCCTTCTGGTATGACCTAAGTTCCATAGTCTTCATCCTCAATCAATTGGTCTACTATCATGTCAGTATGCCAGCATTTAGAATGATAAGCAAACCCCTCACAAGAGCAGTATACAGCCTCTAGGTCAGGCTGGGAACCCAGAGCAGGAACTATAGTAATATGCTCAAGAGGGGGCCTACTCTTTGACTTAAATACGTATGTAAAACAAAGGCCGAGTTCTTTAGCCACTTAGGTCATCCTCTACTGCTACTAGTCTGTCCTCCAATGCTGTAATTCTGTTATTAAGGTCATTGATCCTTTGTTTATCGCTTGTCATTTCGGCTTTAGTCCCATAGGTAGGCCCGGCTGCTTTATATTCTTCCCAAGACGGGGGCCCATGTAATGTAATCTTACTAGCCTGGTAGGCATTGCCACGTTGCAGACGTGTAATACACCCCATAGTCTCTAACTTGTTCAGAACTATGGAGTACTGTCCATTTAGACCAACAGCAACTAGTGCGTCAGTAGTGTTCCCCTCAAACAACTTAGAGGAACCGTCTAAATCTTCAGCACCGGCATCTAAAGCTTCGTATGCCGATACTATCTTCTCGTATAGCTTCTCTCCCTGTGACAACTTGCTGCCCTTTCTTCATTACGTCGGCTGCGCGGCTGCGCGGCGGCCACCCTACCAAAAAGGTCTACAGTAGGTCAAAGGAAAGAACGTTTGTCCAAGTGCCGGGCCCCTGGACTAGGGCCCACAGGGGGCGGGGGCGCGAGGAGGCCAGCGGCGAGCACCGGTCCGATACCTTTCTGTCGTTTCGCCCAGCGGCCGCACTCGTAGCTGTCAGTCCACCGGTTCATAACTGGAGGGATCTGTTTCTCTAAGCTGTGGATCTGCTCGGCGAAATGATTGACTAGAGCTGTCGGTTCGTCGTTCTTTTCTAGTGCGCGCTCCTGGTTACGCAGTCGTTTGCGCATCTCTTGTATTTGGTAGTAGAGGTCAACGACGAATCGAGTCTGTTCAGGGTCAAGGTCAGTGGCGGCGTTGCGGACGTCGCGTGTGAGTTTTTCAATCGGTGCGAGATCGGTCATTTCTCTTCCTGTTAGTCGGGCCGGTTGACGGTTCTACGAATGGCTTCGAGCGGTGTGGGCCGGCTCCGCCATCTAACGGTGAGCGGTGCTGCGGCAGCTATGGCGAAGACGGCTAGCATGATGGCTGTGAACGTCGCGCCGTCTGAATATGTGACTCCGGCGAGCAGCGCTAGGCTTACGGCAACACTGCCTGCGAACATGTCTATTCCTTCGGCCTTCCGGGTTTCCATTGGGTGTCCCAACCTCCTTTCGAGTGTCGGTATCGTTCTGACAGTGGGTCGTGTATACGGGCATGTAGAGCGTCAAGGGCATCGAGTAGTGTTGGGCCTGAGCCTACGAGCCTGCGTGTGCCGTTTTTACGGTCGGTGCGTTTGTATTCGGCTGCGGCCTTCCATAGTTCGCTGGTGTCGTTTTCGTGCGGGTCGTAGTGGGCGTGCACGTTTAGTTGGTGGAAGTGCCAACCGTCTGGAATACCTCCGGGCGGGTCTATAGCGTCGTCTTCAACGCGGAGGTAGGCGTCAGCTTCGTGTTCGGTGAGTGGTTCTCTGGCTTCCATGATTGGTCCTTACAGCATGGGTTGCCAGCATGAACGGGACGCGTTCCAGGGCGTCAGCCCCTTGCGCCGGTGTAAATCACGGAACGCAGCAATCTGGACGTGTGGCGGTGCGAGGGCGGCCTCTTTAGTGTTGACGTTGAGCCTGGTGGAGACGTCCTGCCAAGTGCTGTTTATAAACTGGAAGGCACCCGATGCACTGGAATATGGGTTGCGTGCAGTCCAATCGTGGGTGCCAATGATGGCAGTGCCGTCCGGGTTGCGAGTGCCGGACTCACACGCAGCGATGATGCGGGCAGTGCGGCTCATTTCTAACGTAGGTTCGGCTTCCTGGGTAGGGGTCGGCGTCGGTGTTGGTGTTGGTGTCGGGGTTGGCGTGGGTTCACCTAGGTTTAGGGCACTACACGCCAACGACGCAACGAGACTAAAAACTAAGAATGGCTTCCGTCGGCATTGTCTGGTAATCATAAGTAGCACCAATTGGCATTGTCACGTAGGTGTTCGGGGCACTTTTTTGTGTACTCTCCGTCTGGGTCTCTTAGTGCAGGGTTACCGCAGTGACACCGTGCGTCAGGGTGTTCACCACCGATTGCAGTGCAGACGCACTCAGGGAACTCCTCAACTAGCTGTTTCCAGGCATCGTAGGAAACGGTAAAGGAGTCTTGCGGATCGGTAACCTTGCGTAGCATAACTAAGTTTCCATTTGACTCCAATGGACTTGGTGTGTAGGTCTTGCCAGCGCTTGGCCGGCCGGGACCTACAGCACCAAGGCCGCAACAGATAGGGCAACAGGTATTGGAGGGGTCAACCTCTGCGTAGTCCTCTAATGGATCGAAGCCAGCACGCGGGTCATTAGCTTGGCCCGTATATGGGGGCCAGGTTTCTGGGTCTCCGGGTCCAGGCATGTTCATGTTCATAGTGCTCCCTTTTTAGTTTTGGGTGTTACTGTACAATCTCATCACCGTAGTCGTCTAGCAGCTTGTGGATGCCGTTGGCCATCGTCTCAATGAGTGGGGGCGGCATCATCCTAGATGGACTTTGTGAAAGTTGCCGGTACAGGCTGCGAAGGTGTGAGGCGTATCTCTCAGCGCGTTGGTGCTCATACTGAGCCTCGCGCGCAAGGGCCTCGATGCGTTGGGCCGCGTAAGCAAGCCTTTCGTTATTGTCAACATCATGGCCCAACATCTGCAGCGCCCGTTGTTGGGCCGCTGAGTCAGCCTTTTCCAGGGCATGAAGTAGGAACCTGTCGTAGGCGTCTAGGTCCAAGTTGTCTTGCTGCATCACAGCCCACCACCTGCCGCTTTGTCGGCGATGTCCTCAAGTTGCGATGACAGTTCTTTTTGGCTACCAGCGATATTGTGGAGCTTATCGTTGAGAATAGCCAACTGAGCCTCATTCTCCTCAATACGCTGCCTGTACCACTCGCAGTTGACCTCTAGCTCCTCAATGAGCTGATTGTTTTTCCGGCAATCCTCTTCGGCTATGTCAGCTCGTTGTCTTTCTTCCTCTGCGTAGCGAAGGGCCTCGCTTCTCTGCCAATGGAGTTCGTTGATCTCGTCTTCCCGGCTGTGATGGTCACTATCACAACCTGGGCCATGGTGACCGAGAACGGCGGCCACCGCCTTCTGGGTAGCTTCGGGCGCATGACGCACTGCGTCAACTAACACGTACTCATAGTGCTGCAAGTGTTGCTCTTTATCCATCTCTGTCTCCTCTCACATACCGGTCCTGGTTTATCCTGTCCTCCTCGCCGTACTGAAACAACAGGGTCCACACGGCATCTTCTATTTTGGCGAGGTCTGAGTGGTGCTCCTCTAGCCAGGCAGCATAGGCATCGGCCCTTTGTTTGTGATCTTTGATGCGGGCCTCAAGATTGTTCGCAAAATGCTCACGCTCTTGCAAGCGTTGTCTGTACCACTCAGCGTCTTGCTCAGCCCTATCGGCGCGTCGCATGTGCTCCTCTAGGCGGGCTTCAGCGTTGTTAGCTGCCTGCTCGGCCCTTTCAGCGCGTTCTCTTTGCTGTGCAAGGTCCTCTCCTGCTTGCTCGGCCCGTTGCCTTTGCCACTCAGCAACATTGTCTCGTTCCTCAGCGTCTAGCGGTTGATCCGAATGAGGGTGAGCATTCGCCGAACAGTGACCATGCCCCAGCGCGAGTAGCGCTTGGCGTGCGAACTCCTCGTCGGCATTCTGCAATGTTCCGAGCACCATGCCCTTGAACGTCTCATTGTCCATGACTGTCTCCTTTCATTTCGTAGTCAAAGTGGCGCATGCAGGTTTCCCGGTAGTTCTTGTACTCTTCCAGGGAGTCCGACCCTTTCTCTGCGTGGTTGCCTGCTTTGATAGTGTTGCCCTCTGATATGGCACCGATTATGTCTCCGGCAGCACCTATAGTCTTGTCAGCATATATCAGTGCCATTCTGCAATCTTTAGGCACTGTCTGGCTGGTTGGTTCGCCTGTTGGTCCGCAAGCTGCTAGTGCAAGTGTCAGTGCAAGTGTCAGTGTAAGTTTCATGAGCGCTCCAAGCATAAACAAGGGCACCCCTTAGCTGGGGTGCCCCTGTTTGGCTTACGTTAGGGTATCTAAAGGCATTTAGACCCATTAGTGGGTGCCCTTAGCTACCCCCGTTGTTGAGTCGCCGCTCAATCTTGCGGCGACCAGCCTCGCGAGCATCCTCGACGAGTTCGTCCCTGTGAGCATCCGAAAGGTAGCAAGCGTAGACGACTCCGAGAGTACGCTCGCCCTCGCTGCCGTCTCGCTTAGTGTAGGTCACCTTCTCACCGGTGCCCACACTAGTGAAGGCAAAGTCGGACGGAACAGGGACCTCAGTAGTCTCGCCCATGTGCTCAACGGTGAGCCGGTCGTAGCGAGCTTGCGGCGCTCCAATACCGTTCTTCAGGTTCCCAACAATGTTGTTGGCCTTCTCCGTTGGGTTGTCCGGGTCGGTGAGCGCCGCCCACTGGTCCGGGTAGCTGCGAAGCTGCTCCAAAAGGGGCTCAAACGTGTTGCTCGCTCGGCCGGCCCGACGGCTCTTAGGGAGGCTCCCTACAAGCTGCGGCTCGTTCAAGACGGCTTCATCGGTCATTTACTTTCCTTTCGCTCGGTAGCTCGGTGTCCCCATGCTAACAGTCGTATGCTAGCATGCAAGGGGTCATGCAATCTGAGCTAAGCTCAGCACGGCTGGGCGGTTTGACCGGCCTGCCGCTGCCTTCCCGTAGGAAGGGTTTCATTGGGGCTGTTTCAGGTCACGCATAGCCTTACTAATGTTCTTACGCTTGTTTCCAAACAACAAGGACATAATGCCTAGCATCCTTACCTTTCTCTTGGTTTCAGAATGGCATACTGCCATACAACGCAATGTGCTCGAACTTGTTCCTGTCAACGCCGTATTCGTCGTACAGCGTAAAAGAAATCTCTAGGACAGCCTCTTCTGTTACATGTCCTTCCTCCTTTAGTTGGTTCAGCGTGGATGCCACAGTTAGTGGCATTCGGTCGGCTTCAGGTTTGGCTTCGGTCATGTGCGCGCCTTATGATTGTTCCTTTCCTTGACGGCTTCCAACAGGTCAGTGGCAAGGTTCACAGCGTCTTCGTCACTAAGGTCAATAGTGAGCTTGGTTTTGATTTTTCTGTCGGTGGTCACGGTTAGCACTGTTATATAGTCGTACAACTCCACGTAAACGTTCGTCAAGCCATCAAGGTTGTCAAGGTCGCCTACGCTGTTGTGTTTCGCAACAGGTGGGTTAGGTTTGATCATCACTTGGGGACCTCCGTAAGGGCGTCGTGCCAATCACAGTAGCGCTTTAGGTTCGGGCTAGGTTTGAGGCAGTAGTCAACGTTGCACTTACCCATCATGCTGCCTTTCCAACGGGGAACGGGGTGCTATCTAGGTTTGGTGTTGTATGTACACGCCATGCTAGACTGCGTCCGGGCCTACGTAGCAGATAGTGTCCAATGCGTAACGCAGCGCGTCTACCTGACCTGACCAGTACTTATAGTTTCTTTCCTTCACACGCCTCTGCTCTAGGTCCATATCGTCATCAAGCTCTTGTATGAGTCTGGCCTTGTGACGTTGCGCGGCCGCTAGACGATTTTCTAGTACGGTACGAATGGCTTTTCTCACTGTTCCCCTTTGCGTACTTAGTTTTGGCGCCGGTCCGTAGGGTCCACAGGGGGGCGGGGCTAGTCAGCTTCCTGCCATGTGTGGCCGTCAATAAGGTCCAGCACTTGTGCCAGAGTTTTGTAGCGCTCTTCCAAGCGGTGCTGACGGGCACACAAAAATGCGCGGTCAGCATCGGCTTGCGGTCCTGCTGGCAGACTACACAAGTCCTTTATGGCTTCGCCAATGGCAGAGTTCGTCGTCTGAAGCATACGCTGTACTTCATCACGGACCGTTTGGTGTGGCTCATACATGTCGTTACCTTTCGCGATGGCCTACGGACCACCGTCACCGTCTGGCAGGAAGCAATCTGTGTCCTCGAAGGCGTCGATGACCTCTAAGGCTTCCGAAAGAGTGTGGCGCCGTTCGTCCGTGCGCTCTTGGCAGACCAAAATGGGAATGTATGCCTCGCTGTCTCGGGGCGTACATCGAACCTTGGCGGCGTACGCTTTGTGATCTCGCTCAGCCTTGGCTAGCCTACGTTCTAGCTCACTGCGCATGGTGTTCTCATATATGTCGTTGCCTTTCGTTGGTGTGCTTGTGTTGCGCTAAAAGACGCTAAGCGCTAGCCTTGCGTCTTCCTCGGCGTCTTCGTCATAGAGCACTGACAACAGGGAGAGTGTGTCGTGTACGACGTCGACGTCTAGCCAATCATATGGGTTGATCCCATGCGCAGGGCCATCCTTTACGATGGTCACTGCGGGATCGTTCGATCCGTTGACGACGTATCCCATGATCTCTACCGCGCTACGCGCTGAGCGCGGTTCGCCGGTGTCTTTTTCGATGATCACGTCCACAAGCGCGGCTATGGTAGCGCACTCCGGTCCGGTGCGCCCGTACCATGATGACGGAACGGTGGCGTGGCCCCCGACGTATGATAGATAGCGCACTTCTGCGTGATAGCGTCGATCTAGCTCTAGCATGGTGTCCCCTATTCGCCGTCGTTGATCCTTTCTTCTAAGTAAGGGTCGTCTAGTGTGTTGATCGCGTAGAACAAAGCGTCCTTGCGCGCGGCTGCACGCTCGGTTTGGATCCGAGCCTCGTAGTAGCGCTTTTGGTCGTCGTTCGTTTTGTGGGGTGGGCGGTAGTCCCACACCTGCCGTGTTGCTGGCTCGTAGTCTTCTGCGTGAGTGCGCTGTATCTCTTGCCACAACGCCTCGTTCACAAGGTCCCTGTCTGGCAGATCGAGATCATCGCGCATGGTGTTTGTTCCTTTCGCTGCGCTGCGGGCCCCGCCGTACGGCCCACAGGGGGCAGGGCTAGTCGACTAGGCCGGCTTCCAATGCGATGTTGTACACCGCGCCGTGGGCACCTAGTGCCTCGCGCCATTCCTTCAACCATTCGTTGTAGGTCGGATCATCCTTGTAGGGTGTGATAGCTTCTAGCTTGCGTTTGGCACGGTCTAGGCGGTCTCTTTGGTACTCAAGGTTGGTGTTGATCACTTCCTCATAGACCAGGGCGTTGCGCATCGCGTGTTCCTTGGGTCGGGTTTTGTCGGCTGCTACTTAGGTGTGGCATTGTATGTGCACACCCTTTTTGGACGGGTGTTTGGTTTTGTCCTTTTTGTCCTTTTTGGACGCATGTTCAGTGGGTTAGTAAGGAGGCGGTATGCGCAGAGCGGACACTGACTCATTGTATGGTTTTCATAAAGGCTTCATTATGAGCCTGATTTGTCCCTTTTGTCCGATTTGGACAGGTGTACGACTTGGACGGATGTTCTTCTCTATTGTGAGGGTTTACTGACCCCCAACCAGTAGATTTTTTAGATAAGGTCTATTGGAGAGCTTTTTGGTTTGGGTGTTTTATGGAAAACCTATGTGTAAAATGTTTCTTGAAGCCAAGTTTTTTTTGGGGTTAGGGGTAAATGTGTGGTTTCGGGCAAAAGGTTTCTTGAAGGTTTTGGGTTTCTGTTAGGTTTTATCATATAACGCCGCCCAGCACCCCCTGTGGACCGGGGAAGCCGCCGCTGGGGGAATGGGTCGCAGCGACGGCTCCCCGTCCTTTCGCGAGGGGAATGTGGAAGCTGTGCGAGGACTGCGTTAGAGGGCGATCAGTCCGGGAGCGGGATGCAGCAGTCGTACAACTGTCCAGGAGCTACTGTATCGGTTATGTGTTCGCAGCTACCGTCGTGGATAACGTCCAAGGTTTCGAAGCAACCCATGCATGCCAGAAGGTCACAACTTGCCCCGAAAAACCGCCAATCCTCTACGCTGAAGATCGGGTTTAGGGTGGCGTCGCTGGGCGCGCACTCAAAGCAGTAGGTGTCCCCTTCGCAAGTTAGAGCGATGGTTCGCACCCTGTATCCTAAGTCTCATGGTCTATACAATCAACCAACTTGTCCAAGCTGATGATTGCGTCCCTTGCGTAGTCGATGGCCTCTTCGCTGTAGCCGTACCTGGCCATGCGAACAACCAACGCCTGTAGTTCTGCGTACGCGCCTTCGATGTCTTGGTCGACCTTGTTCTGGGCGTCAATGTTCACCGTGCTGCCTTCCTTAGGGTTAGAGGAGATCAAACAACCTGTCCAACGTGATTATTGCGTACCGCGCGCAGTCTGTGGACTCTTCATTGAAGCCACATTCTAGCAGGCGAACTATCATCTCCTGGACCTCAATGTTCGCATGTCTGAGCGTGTACATCGTGCTGCCTTTCGTTCGCTTACGCAGGTCGGTTGGCTCCGACCCCTTGTGTAAGGCGCCATCGTGTGATGACGCCTTGCGCGAGGGGTCCCTGCCTAACGTAGTTAGGCAGGGTAGGCAGCCCGGTTGTCAACCAACAGATCAACGTCTTCGATTTCCTGTGGACCGGAAAGGTTTTGCAATCGGGAGGCGAACTCTTCCGCGTCGTTTTCGTGATCGTCGCCGTGGAAGAGGACTTTCACTCCCTTGGCGATTTGCACTACGGAAAAGCTGCTGTGTTGCCGGTAGTGCCTAACCTCCGGGCCTTGTGGATCAACGGTGACGAAGAACGTAGTGTCCACCGTGCTGCCTTTCGTACGTGTGCGGCCTTCCGCGCGGCGCACCGCTTTTGCGGTGCGTCACGCGCAAGGTCAGTAGCTAACTGCTGGGCAGTTAGCTAACTAGCCGAACATCTTGCCCATAGTTTTGCCGCTGTAAGAACCAGCGACGCGCCGGCCAATGCGCTTGCCGACTTTGCCTTGCTTCAGCGCGTTGTAATCGCCGAGCAGCTTACCCGCTTTGTACAGCGAGGATCGGTCCGCGCCTAATAGCGCGGCTAGCAGTGCTGCCATCGTGCTCACCTCCGTCTAGGTCTGGCTCTACTTAGGTGTGGCGTTGTATGTACACAGTAAGGCGCCTCCCCCGTTGGTGGGGAAGGCGCCCTGTGTCTAGGTCTGACGTTGTATGTACACGCTAGCCGATCACTGTAGGCTTGCCGCGCGCGGCCAATCGCTGTTCGCCGCATGGCTTGCAAACCTTGGCATCGCTGACCCGTTCGTCCCGTGCGCGCACAGTGCGCTTGCAATCGTTGCAGCGGAACCGCTTGGGAAGGGGAGTGCGGCTACGCGCGTTGTACTCGTTGCCGCGATCACGGTTCGCTTGCGGACGCGATCCGGTAGAGGGTTGCTCAACGCTGACCGTGCCATCGGGATGCGTGATCGTGACCGGATGCACCGGTTTGGTGCGCGCGCCAGTGTCTTGGCTCAGCTCGGCGCTAACGCGGTAGCGCACGATGGGCCACGTCATCGCGGCATCGTCGGTGCCGTCAATGAGATCGCGCACTCCGCGCGCCACGCCGGGAAGGTCACCAGCCGGCGCGACGATGGCGGTCGGTCCGTCGTCATCCTCTTTGCTGCGCGCGAGGCCATCCCAATCGTAACCGTGCGCGCGTAGCATGTTCGTCGCCTCGCGCTCTAGCTCGCGTGCTGCCGTACTCATGGTCGCTCCTATCTGTGTCGGTCGCTGTAAGGACCAGTGTACCACATGTCGTGCCAAGCATCAACCATGGGAGTAAGTGTGTATGGTCGTTGTAGGACGCCCGTTTCAACACTTTAACCTGGTTTTATAGAACATTTGTTCAACACCCCGTTTTTACACTTCGAGCCTATTTTACCAAACATTTGTTCAACGCCTATGTCTCTACACTTAGCCTCAATCATTAGTTGCCCGCCACCCACCAGACCGATACCATCCCCTAGACCGCAACCAAAAGGAGGCCAAAATGGCAGGAAAGTACTGGGACCCAGACGACATCCTAGCCAGGGCAGCAGAGGAACGAGACGTCCGCTCGCTCGACTTTAAGCAATACGCTAACAAAGTCCTAGAAGAGAACTTGGACTTTGCTGTCCATCGCATCGTGCACATCGTTAAGTACACTGATAATGAGAAGCTAGCCTTTGACGCTGCTAAGTACATGCTGGAGCGCATTCTCGGGCGCACCCCTGACTTCGGCAGCGTCAGTGATAAAGACGAGCTTGTCGATCTCGTCTATGAAATCAGTGATTCTGAACGTCAGGCTAACTAGGCACCTAGCAAGCTAGGTACCTAGGTAGGCAACTATGCTATGTGATTACTGCGCTAACCGCTTTGACCCTACACGGTCACACTGGCAGTGCCCGCGCTGTGGGTACAAGGCGTCGTGCTGCTTTTAGCCCTGCAGCCCTCGCCCCCTGTGGGCCCTAAGGACCGGGGCCGCGGCTTTGAACAAATGTCCAACGAGCTAACGGTAGCATAGGCTTATGGCAGTAGATAAGTACAAGCTGTTCGAGAAGATTGGCTATGAGCCCTTCTACGAACAGCGTCAGTTCCACGACAGTGAGGCTAGGTTCAGGGTAGCAGCCTGCGGTCGTAGGTTCGGAAAGAGCCTTAGCGTAGCGCGAGACGTAATGCCTAAGTTGTTCGAGCCTAATACACAGATATGGGTGGTTGGCCCAACCTATAGCCTCGCTGAGAAAGAGTTCAAGGTTATTTGGAATGACTTAATGGTCCGTAGAGGCTTGGGTAAAGACAAGCGTATCAGAAGGGCATATAGCGTCCCACAAGGTCAGATGTACATCAAGTTCCCTTGGGGCAGCGTCATCGAAGCTAAGTCTGCAGACAAACCAGAAACACTGGTTGGTGAAGCTTTAGACCATGTGATTATGTCCGAGGCAGCGAAGCACCAGTGGAAGACTTGGGACCAGTACATTAGGCCCGCATTAGCCGACAAGCAGGGTAGTGCTGACTTTGTCAGTACTCCAGAGGGGTATGCTAACTGGTTTTACGAAATGTGGCAGTTAGGACAGCAGGAAGACCTCCCGGAATATGATTCGTGGAGGTTCCCTAGCTGGAATAATATCATTAGCTTCCCAGGAGGACGCGAGGACCCTGAGATTAAACTGCTAGAGCGCACACTGACTCCTGAGCGCTTTGCTCAAGAGATTGGTGCGGAGTTCGGTAGTTTTGTCGGTAAAATCTTTTCTGAGTTCCAAGAGGAAACCCACGTAAAAAGACTCGACTTCAGGCCAGAGCTTCCTAACTACATGTGTATAGATTTTGGATGGGCCAATCCTCTAGCTGCTATTGAGTTCCAGATTACACCTAGGGACGAGATTAGGGTTTGGCGGGAACACTACGAGTCCAGGCTAACGCTAGAAGAGCATATTAATCGCATAGAGAACAGAGAACAACCAGAAGGTTATCACCTTGACATTGCGTTTGGTGATTGTGCTGACCCTGAAGGCGTAGAATATATCTCACAACACTTAGTTGGTTGTTGGGCCGAGAATGAAGCAAAGTCTAATTGGCGCGCTGGTATTGATCTTATGAAGCAGTTTATGCGGACACCTTCACATGGAGAAGTCAAGTTCTTTGTTGACCCTGCGTGTTCCAATACGATTAGAGAACTGAATAACTACAGAACCAAGGAAGAAACTGAAGGAAAGAAGGAAAACACGGCGGCTGGAGTCGCTGAACGTATTGACGATCACGCTCTAGACGCTTTGCGTTATGGCCTAATGCACATCTATGAGCTTGGTGCATCACAAAGCTTGGATTCTGTAGAGAGTGCGAATCGTCCTAGTTCTCCTTTGCGTGTAGTAGAGAGCGGCGATTCACTAATAACAGCTAACGGTTACTTTACTAAAGACACCTCAATCACTCAGGGTGGTAGCTTCTAGCGTTCGACCCCCTTCCCCTGTGGGCCATACGGCGGGGCCGCAAAACTCTATTATAGGTTTTTGGGCGGGACGGCACATGTAGTATTTCTGCCAAATAAGCCTTTATTGTAGGTTGACTTCGGCTCTTTTGCGTGGTATACGGGGGCTTGGGAGGTGTAGTATGCCAGTGCAGAAATGTAAGAAAAATGGTAAGAGCGGTCATAAGTACGGAAGTTCCGGCAAGTGCTACACAGGTAGCGACAGCAAGAAGAAAGCAGCTAAACAGGGCCGTGCCATAAAGGCCCGGAAGAATAGCCGTTAATGACTGATATACTTGACTCCAAAGGTTACCCTACTAGCAGTGCTAGTACTAATGGTGCTGACCTTAATAAGTTGATGGGAACTTACAACTTGGTTGATGTTGACCAGGAGAAGGGAACTGTAGTCCTTGCAGATAGACACACTGAGGACAGTACTCCGCCCAGCCCTATTGATCGTGAGTTGGTGAGTTCTCCTCCTAGTGCTTTTGCTACTAGGGAGTACAACCCTACTTTAGAGGGTACTCAGGGCATTAACAAGTACATTGAAATGAAGAATGATGCAATGATTCGTACATCGTTGCGAATCATGAAGACTCCTGTGCTAGCTGCTCGTTGGTTCATGAAGCCTGCTTCTCAAGAAGATGAGGATGTTGAGATTGCTGGCTTTATTTGGAACGCTCTTACACAGTATATGATGTACACTTGGCAGGCGTTCATTTTAGAAGCCTTGCTTATGCTTGACTATGGGTACATGGCTTTTGAACCTGTTTATGACATTAAGACTGTGGATAACCAACCAAGGATAGTTTGGAAAAAGCTAGCTCCTTTGCACCCTGCCGAAATTAATAAGATAGTGTATGATAATGAGTTTGAAGGGATTATGTTCGGTCCTGAGAACGTGTTTGTGCCTGCGAATAAACTACTTACGTTTACCTTTGATGGTGAAGCGGGTAATATAGAGGGCAAGTCCATTCTTCGTAGCGCTTATAAGCACTGGTATTTCAGGGAGAACCTTTATAAGATTGACGCTATCCAGAAAGAGCGTCATGGTGTGGGCGTTCCTGTAATTAAGTTGCCTCCAGGGTTTGATAAGGATAAAGACGTTAAGTTGGCCAAGCAGATTGGTGAGAATCTGCGTTCTAACGAACAGGCTCACGTCGTTACTCCCCCTGGCTGGGAGATTTACTTTGCTGAACTCCACGGCCGGCAGGTTGACTCCTTGGAGAGTGCTGAGCATCACGGTCGGATGATTTATGAGAATGTCCTTGGCTCTTTCATGACTACATCTAGGGATCGTACGGGGGGCGAGATACAGCAGCAAGAAGAGATGTTCATTAGGGCTACTCGCTTCGTGGCTGACATTATTCGTGATGTAATAAACAAGTACGCGATCCCCCGTCTTGTTCAGTGGAACTTCGGGACTGACAGGTATCCTGAACTTCATGTTCGTCGGCTTGGCGATACTACTGATTGGCGCACCATTTCCTTCGCTATGCGTAACTTTAGCGGTATGGGCGCGTTGATCCCCGACGAACGCCTTGAACAGTGGGTTAGAGAAGAACTCGATCTTCCAGACCGAGAGCATGAGACTGCTAGGGAGGTATCCAGCCCTCAGAAGGCAGTTACACAACCTAAACAATCCACGGCGCCTGCACAGGACACAAGCAGTGGTCCTTACGGCTCTGACGGCAGTGGTGGTAAATAGATGGAAATTTTTCTAGAGGAAAATCACCTTGGCGACTTTACTTGCGACCCTATCGAGGTTGGTCTAGACGAGGGTCAGACCTCTATTTGGGTTCATGCTATGCGACCCGGCAAGTATAAGCATGCAGTCTATGGGACTCTTAATTTAGACAAGAACCGTCTTACAGAGTTCGCTGGTTCTGTGAATCGTAAGGTTAGGGGTATCACTCCTAACGTTAATTACGATCACATGAAGTACAGTGGTAAGGCTGCTGGCTGGATCAATCAGGCTTCTGTTGATAATGATGGTTTGTGGTTGAATGTTGACCTTACGGAGGATGCTGCTAGTAGTGTTCGTAAGGGCGAATATAAGTATTTCAGTCCTGAGTTTTCAGACGTTTGGCAAGACCCGCAAACGGGGAAAAAGTTCAAGAACGTTCTGGCCGGTGGAGCACTGACTAACAGACCGTTCTTGAAAGATTTAATGCCTATTAAGCTCGATGAGGAGAGCAATATGGACAAGATTTTGGAGGCTCTTCGTGAGCACCTTAATCTTAACGAGGATGTTGACGAAGACGCCGTTCAGAAGGCTCTCACTGAGCACTTCTCTGGGCAGGGTGCCCAGAGTGTTAATCTCAGTGAGGCCAGTGTTGACAAGCAAGATGGTAAGGCTGTTGTTACCCACAGTGGAGCTGAAGGTCAGCTAGAGATTACTCTAGAAGACGAGGAAGACCCTCTGGCTAAGCTTCGTGAGGTTGATCCTACCCTTGCGCAGAAGATGGAGGATCAGGATCAGCAGATCAAGAATTTGCAGGCTGCCAACAAGATGACTGAGGTTCATAATCAGCTTGACGAGATTGGCGGTTCTGAGAAGTCTCTTGCTCCCGCTGTGGTCAATGAACTTAAGCCTGTGCTTGTGAAGCTTTCTGACGACAGTCGTAAGACTATCTTGTCGTCAATTGAGAACATCGTCAAGGACGGTGTTGTCGATCTTTCACAGCACAGTAAGGGTGGTGGGCCCTCTGGCGGTAGCACTGACCCTGTCAAGAAGCTAAATGACGAGGCAGAGCGCATCTCCAAGGAGCGTAGCATTTCCTATGGGGATGCAGTTACTGCTCTTGCTGAGGAACAGCCTGCCTTGTTTAACGAGTATATGAATTCTCCTGCTGAGGAGGAAGCCTAATGTCAGGTCCTAATTCTGTTCTGGATAAGGGCTTCCTGGCCAATTCTGAAATCAGGCAGTACAAGTTTGTAAAGCTTGATTTCACAAACAGCAACCCTCAGGAGGTTGTCGTTTGTGACACCGCTGGAGAACGTGGTGTCGGGGTTGTTCAGGATCAGGCTCTTGCCGAAGATAACGATGTTGGCGAGCGTGTTGTGAATGTCCGGGTGATGGGCATTACTTTCGCTAAGGCTGCTGACGGTACTATTGCACAGAATGACCGGGTTGCTACTAATGCTAGCGGTGAAATTGCTACTGCTGGTACAGGAGACGTTCCTCTGGGTCTTGCGATGAATAATTCCAGTAATGCTGGTGACTTGGTTGAGGTTCTTCTCACTCCGGGTCTGCCTTCGGCCTAGAATAAGGAGTAAATGAATATGTACGATCCTCGGGGTGGGTCAGGCTCCCACCATGACCAAATCCTATCTAATATTAGCGTAGGATGGTTCAATCAGGTCGAGGATGCTGCTGCAGCGCTTTTCCCGAAGTTGCCTGTTCAGCACCAAACTGATAAGTATTATGTCTTCGATCGTAGCGTCTGGAAGCAGCCTAGCGGCGGGGACTACCGTGCGCCTGGTACTGTGGCCAACGAAACCCCTGGCCGTCAGATTTCAGACGACAATTACTATTGCCAGGAACACGCTCTTCAGCATCCTGTTACTCCAGAGGAGCGTGCTAATGCTACTGCTCCTATTCGTCCGTATCAGGAAGCTACAGAGGACCTGACGGGGAAGATTAATCGTGGCCGTCAACTGGCGGCTGCTTCGATTGCAACTAATGCAAACAACTATCCGGCTGACCATGTTGAGGCTCTTGCTTCTGGCGAAAAGTGGGATGACAGTAGCAGTGATCCAGTAACTCAGATGCGCGATATGTTCCGCACGTTCCACCTTGCTATGGGAATCCTTCCTAACACGGCTATTATCCCGTGGCGTATTATGAGTTACCTTGAGGATCACGCTGAGTTCCGTAATCGTGTTCAGCACGTTCAGGCTGAAATTCCCAGCAGGTTCCTTGCTAGCCAGTTCCTGGAAGTTAATAACGTGGTTGTGCCGGGTGGCCGCTACGATAGTGCTCGTTACGGTCAGGAGCCGGACATTGGCTACCTCTGGGGTAACAATGTTGTGTTTGCTTACGTTCCTGAACGTCCTGCTCTCCGTACTCCCTCGTTTGGGTATGAGTTTGTTTGGCCTCTCTATGGTGTAGATAACTACGTTGATCGTTGGTGGAATAATGAGCGTAAGACCAATCTTGTGCGTGTTGGTAGGTCTTACGACTTGAAGTTGGTTGCCAAGGAACCCACTTACGACGCAAATGGAGAGCTTCAGACTGGAACTCAGTCTATTGCCGGGTTCCTGTTCCAGGACGTCATCGCCGACGATACAGGACTCTAACCAATGGCTGAAGCGTCAACTTCCGGCGGCCAGGCCGGAGGCCAGGCCGGTGCACAGACAGAAAGTAAGGGTAAGAAGTACGCTACCCGACGTGTTCGTTACGATGGCAAGCTTTACTATCCTGGGTCTGAGATCGAGTTTAAGTCTGACCGGTTTACTAGTCAGCAAAACACTGAGATCCGAAAGGCACTTGAGAAGGCTGGGGCTGTTAAGTAATGAATCTTACTAGTGAAGACATTATGCAGTTCTTGCCTAAGGGCAAGTTTACAGTTGCTAATGTCGATTCTTACAGAAGTAATGAACTTGAAGCTACTCATGAAGCTTATGTCTTGTCTAGGCTTAGCCCTCATTATGACATTTCTACTTGGGACACTAATCCTCCTACACTTGTAAAATCTGTTGTTTCTATGATGGTTGCAGCTCAGATGTACATGTCTAACTGGGCCGATAGTGATACTGATCTTCCTGCATACGGTGAGAATCTTATGATGCAGGCTAAGAACATTCTTGATGGTATGGTTAATGCTTCCATTAACCAT